CGTTAAATAAAGAGAAAAGACTCGCACGCATTAAAATTTACTACATATCTAACAGAGAGAGCGTTATTACCCGCAAGAAAGCTTATCATCAGGCCAACCCCGGAAAGATGAGCGCCAAGACAGCAAAACGAAGATCGGCCAGATTACAAAGAACGCCTAACTGGTTGACGCCTGAAGATTATCATGCTATAAGAACGCTATACGAGACCGCAGCGGCGTTGACAAAATCTACAGGAATTAAACACCACGTAGATCATATCATCCCATTGCAGGGTAAAACCGTATCTGGGTTTCATTGCCCAACCAATTTACAAATACTCACGCAATCTGAGAACTGTAGTAAACATAACAAATTCACCGGGGACGAATGATGGCAAATGTAGATAAAAGCTTATACACAGCACCACAGGGGCTAGAAGCACTGGCCGCGGACCCCGAGATGGACATTGAAGTTGATGGCATGGACCCAGAGATTCCTGAAGACGGGATGACTATTATATTAGGTGCCCTACCCGAGACCGAAGGTGACGATGACTTTAATGCTAACCTAGCTGAGTTCCTAGATGAGCGAGTGCTGGTAGAAGTCGTAGGCGACTTAATGGGTGAGTTTGAGGCAGACTCCAACTCCCGCAAGGACTGGTTAGATACATATGTGGATGGGCTTGAGCTACTCGGCCTGAAGCTAGAAGATAGGACAGAACCTTGGCCTGGGGCATGTAACGTATTCCACCCCCTACTAACAGAGACGCTTGTGAAGTTCCAAGCAGACACAATCATGGAGACCTTCCCAGCTGCAGGTCCCGTCAAAACACAAATCATCGGCAAACAGAGTAGAGAGAAAGACGAAGCCGCAGAGCGCGTCCGCGATGATATGAACTACCAGTTAACAGAGAAGATGCCTGAGTACAGGCCCGAGCACGAGAGATTGCTATGGGGTCTAGGTCTGTGTGGTAACGCATTCAAGAAGGTATATTACGACCCGAGTTTAGAGCGCCAGGTGTCTGTTTTCGTGCCCGCTGAGGATATTGTTGTGCCTTATGGTGCTTCTAGTCTTGCAACTGCCCCGCGTGTAACCCATGTGATGAGGAAGACTGAGAACGAAATGCGCAAGATGCAGGTCGCTGGCTTTTATTTAGACGTTGACCTCGGAGAGCCGTCGCATGTTATTGAGCAGGTCGAGAAGAAGATTGCGGAGAAGATGGGGTTCAACGCTTCTATGGATGACCGTTTCAAGATTCTCGAGATCCACACGGACTTAGATCTTGCTGGGTATGAGGATGAGGACGACGACGGAAACCCAACGGGTATAGCCTTGCCTTACGTTGTTACACTAGAAGCAGGAAGTGGAACCGTGCTGGCCATCCGGAGGAACTGGCAGCCAGAAGACAAGACCAAGCAGAAGCGCAATCACTTCGTGCACTACGGGTATATCCCGGGGTTTGGGTTCTATTGCTTCGGGCTTATCCACCTCATCGGCGCAGCTACTAAGAGCGGTACAGTATTGCTGAGGCAGTTGGTGGATGCGGGTACTTTATCTAATCTTCCAGGTGGTTATAAGACACGCGGGCTCAGAGTCAAGGGAGACGATACACCCATCTCCCCTGGCGAGTTCCGTGATGTGGATGTACCCAGTGGTTCTATTAGAGACAACATCCTGCCCTTACCTTACAAGGAGCCGAGCCAAGTACTGCAATCCCTGATGGCTTCTATTATTGAGGAAGGCCGGAGGCTTGGTGGTGCTGCTGATTTACAGGTAGCAGACATGTCTGCTAACTCCCCGGTGGGTACTACACTTGCAATTCTTGAAAGAACGCTGAAGGTCATGGGTGCTGTACAGGCTCGGATACATTACGCGATGAAGCAGGAATTTAAGCTCTTATCAGCGATTATACGGGATTATACGCCCAAGGAGTACTCCTACGAGCCAGAAGAAGGCGGTCGCAAGGCCAAGCAAGCTGACTATGACATGGTAGAAGTTATCCCTGTGTCAGACCCTAATGCAGCCACAATGAGCCAGAAGGTTGTACAGTATCAAGCAGTTATGCAGATGGCCCAAGCAGCTCCACAGATATATGACCTGCCAGAATTAAACAGGCAGATGCTGGAGGTGTTAGGTATTAAGAACATAGGCAAGCTCATTCCGACAGAGGACGATCAGAAACCGAGAGATCCTGTGTTTGAGAATATGGCCCTTATGAACAGCAAACCCGTCAAGGCGTTTATCAACCAAGACCACCAAGCACATATCCAGGTACACCAGATGGCTATGCAGGATCCGAAGATAGCAGCGCTCATGGGGCAAAACCCACAGGCTCAATCTATACAGGCAGCTGCTATGGCCCACGTAAATGAGCATCTTGCCTTTGAGTATCGTAAGCAGATCGAGGAACAGTTAGGTGTTCAGTTACCGGGTGTGGACGAGGAGATGTCAGAGGAAGTCGAGCAGGCAGTGTCTAAGCTGATTGCCCTTGCTGCTAAGAAGCTACTGGATAAAAACACAGCCGAAACACAACAGCAGCAAGCGCAACAAGCAAGCCAGGATCCTCTAGTCCAGATGCAGCAGAAAGAACTAGAGCTGAAGGCGCAAGATGTGCAGATAAAGGCGCAGAAAACCCAGGCCGACATCGAGAATGATAAGGCAAGGTTGGAGCTTGACAAGATGCGTATTGAGTCTACGGAACGTATCGCTGGGGTTCAGGTTGGAGCCAAGACATCTATGGATCACAAGAAGATCGACTCCGCTGAACGGATGGAGGGCGTGCGTATTGGCGCCCAGAGCGCGCAATCAAAGAACCAGATGGACTTCCAACACAAGCAGCACGAAGATCAGACGGATTCAAAGCACCAGCAACACAATAGTCAGATGGACTTTAACCACAAACAGTTACAACAACAATCGGAGGTAAGCAATGATGCGTCAAACGCTGGAACTTCTAATGAGTCGGATAGAGGATGAGCGCAAGTTAATTATTGAAGGGTTAGGTGATGGGCAGGCTAGAGACTTTGCTCAGTACCAAAATGCTGCTGGTATGGTCCGGGGTCTACTTACCGCGCAGAGAATAATCGCAGACCTTGTAAAAACTACGGAGAGTGAAGATGACTGATGTAATCGAGGTTAGTGCTACACCGACGCAGCTGCCAGACCCGAAGGGATATCGCATTCTATGTGCTGTGCCTGAGGTAGAAGATAAGTACGAAGGTGGAATTGTCAAGGCGGACGCTACCAGAAAGATCGAGGAAAACGCAACAGTTGTGTTGTTTGTGCTTAAGATGGGTGATACCTGTTATAAGGATGATGCACGCTTCTCTAGTGGTCCTTGGTGTAAAGAAGGCGATTTTGTTTTGATTCGTGCCTACGCAGGCACGCGCTTTAAGATTCACGGGCGTGAGTTCCGACTTATTAATGACGACACAGTTGAGGCCGTTGTTGATGATCCACGGGGTTATTCCAGAGCATAAAGCAACCACAAACGCCAACCGGCGCAACTAGGAGGAAATATGAGCACCAACGCGGATGACATAGAAGTAGAGATAGTAGAGGATGCAGCACCGGAGGTAGAGCTTGAGATTGTTGATGATACACCGGAAAAAGATAGGGACAGAAAGAATTTATCACCTGAGCTAGTTGCTGAAATAGAAGAGGATGATTTATCTGAGTACTCTAAGAAAGTAAAGACCCGCTTATCCCAGCTAAAGAAGGTTTGGCACGACGAGCGCAGGGCTAAAGAGGCAGCAGATAGAGAGCGTGCAGAGGCGGTAAGATACGCTAGCAGCATGCATGAAGAGAATAAGCGATTGAAAGCAAACCTGAATAATGGTGAGCAGGCTTATATGGAATCAGTGAAACAAGCTGTGGGTGGTGAGATGGATGCAGCCAAGCGGGACTACCGCGAGGCATATGATTCAGGTGATGCAGACAAGCTCATCGAAGCCCAACAGCGTATGAACAGTGCTCAATATAAACTTACACAAGCACAGAATTATGTTCCTCAGTATGAAAAGACTTTACAAGCAGAGGAAAATAGTGTAAATGTAAAATTGACACAACCACAATCAGCAGGCCCCGATCACAAGGCTCTTGTATGGAGAGAGAAAAATGATTGGTTTGGGCAGGATGAGGAAATGACCAGCCTAGCTTTAGGGCTGCACGAGAAATTAGTAAGGTCTGGAATGGACCCTACTTCTAAAGAGTATTACACACGTATTGATGACACAATGCGCAAACGATTTCCCGAGAACTTCGGGGATGATTCGCTGGATGAGGATTCGCCCACCCAACGCAAAAAACCGTCGAACGTAGTAGCCTCGGCAACGCGAAGTACCGCGCCAAAGAAAGTACACCTTAGCGCAAGCCAGCTATCGCTGGCTAAGAAGTTAGGGATAACGCCTGAAGCATATGCACGTGAGACATTAACATTGGAGAACAAAAATGGATAAGACTATTAGACCAGTACCTAGAGAAGCAGAGAGCCGATCAACATTCCAAAGGGCCGAACAATGGGCACCAGCGGGGTTAATACCGGAGTTTGTTAAGAAAATGGGTTGGGCTTACAGGTGGGTTCGCACCAGTATGGCAGGTCAAGCCGATGCTATGAATGTATCGTCCAAGATGCGTGAAGGTTGGGAGCCCGTCAAACCGGCAGAACACCCCGAAATGCAGTTATTTGCAGATCCTAAATCTACCCATAGTGATTCTATTGAGGTAGGCGGGTTGATGCTTATGAAAACACCAGAAGAGTTTGTTACTCAACGCACGGCCTATTACAATAAGGCAACTCAAGCGCAAGCTGAGGCGGTGAATAACAGCTTTATGAAAGAGAATGACGCCCGTATGCCTCTTTTCTCAGAGAAGAAGTCTACGACCACGTTTGGTAAGAAATAATAACAGGAGATTTAATTATGGCAACAACAGCCGCACCTTATGGCCTACGCCCTATCAATCTAATTGGAGGACAGAGCTTCGCAGGTTCTACCCGTCAATTGGCTATTGCTAGTGGTTATGCAGCCAACATCTTCTTTGGAGACATCGTCGCTATCGCACTTGATGGCACTATTTCCAGAGTAACTAACGTAGGTACTAACGCAGATCCATTCCCAGCTGGCACAGTGGGCGTGTTTATGGGATGTACTTACACCGACCCTAACCTGAAGTATAAGCTGAACGCGCAATACTGGCCTACAACCACTGTCG